AAAATTAAAAAGCGGTGATGCTCTACCATATAGTGAGCAATTTAAAAAGCGGTAAGTTCCTACCATAAGTGGAAAAATTAAAAAGCGGTGATGCTCTACCATATAGTGAGCAATTTAAAAAGCGGTAAGTTCCTACCATAAGTGGAAAAATTAAAAAGCGGTGATGCTCTACCATATAGTGAGCAATTTAAAAAGTAAAAGAGAGTAGCTCTTAGAGCTACTTTTTTAATATACGAAAGGAAAAATTATGAGTGATTTAAGAATTTATAGGGTTGATGAAAATTATATAGAGTACCTGCAATCATATGAAGATAAAATTATGTTTCATAAAAGTACTAAAATTAAGAGACCTTATATTGGTATTGTATTACATATTGGTAAATATAAATATTTTGCACCTATGACATCTCCAAAGCCTAAACATTTGAATATGAAGAATTCTATTGATTTTATTAAAATAGAAGGTGGAAAATATGGAGCAATTAATTTAAATAATATGATACCTATAAATGATTCTGAACTCATAGATTTCAATATACAAGAAGAAGAGAAAAGATATAGAGATATTTTAATCAATCAATTTAAGTTTATCAAAAGTAATAGTGAAAAAATATGTAAAAATGCAGAAAAACTTTATAATAAAGTTGTAAATGAAAAGAAAGAGCATTTTACAAAGGTTTGTTGTGATTTTAAGTTGCTAGAAAGTAAATGTGATGAGTATCAAATACTACAAGAAGTAGCTATTACAACTGAATAATAAATATTTTAGTCCATCATTAATGATGGGCTTTTTTAATGTAAAGAAGGTGATAAAATATGCATTTTAATGTGAATCTCAAACAGATAAAATCTGATTACACATTAACCATCCACAAAATGAATAAATTATTTTTAGGTCAAATTCCAATTAACTTTCTAAACTCTATAAAGCGTGAGCTTGGCGGAGTAGATGAAATACAGCTCACAATTCCTAAATATATCACAGAACGTTTCCAATTTTCTAAAGTAATAAATCCTTTGTTTGAAGAAATAAAAGAAGAACGATTAATTTGTGTTAATAATAAAGAATATTTTGTTATCAAAAATGTAGTTACAACAGATGATAAATTAAAAGTAGTTACAGGTAAATCGAAAGAAGTTAAGCTAGGTAAAATTGATGTAAATATAGAAGACTACGGATTACAGATATTTACAGAAGATAAAGATGCAGGAATAATAAGTTTAAATGATTACTTAAAAGAACAAACAGGCTGGAAACTTGGGCATGTGGATGATTCAATAGCTTATGAAACAGATGAAGAAGGAAATAAGAGAGAAAAAGTAAGATGGCAAGAAAGTATTAATTCTAATTGGCTTGATTATTTTAATAATGAGTTAAAAGAACAATTTGAATTTATTGCTGATTTTGATACATACGATAATTTAGTTAATTTATATCATATAGATAATTTTGGAGACAATATTCAATTATATTTATCCCATGATAACTACATAAAATCACTTGAGAGGACTACAAATAGTGATGAGATAGTAACTAGGCTTAAGCTTGAAGGTAATGAAGAGATGGACATAATTGGAGCTACTGTAACAGGATATGATTATATTGAGAATTATTCTTATTTCTTAGAAAATGGAGAAATGAGTGAAGAACTTAATAGAGCTATTAAAAAATATCAAGAGATGAATGAAATAAGAGAGCCAATTTGGAGAGAGTTAATAGATACGAAACTTAAGAAACAGAGAGAACGTGATAGTAAAAGTAACGAATGGTTACATGTAATAGAGACTATAAATGCTAAAAAAGATATAAAGAAAACTTATGATAATCCAGAGCATAAAGATGAAAAGGAATCAGCTAAGTTGGCAGCAGAAATAAGTAAATTAGAAGATGAAAAGGTCATATTAGATGTTCAAATAAAACATTTAGAAGAAGAAATAGCAAAGTTAGATGAAAGTATAAAAGATATAAATATTCTTTGCAAGAGAGAAACTTCAACGGATGAGAATGGATATTTAATATTCAATGAGACTCTATTAGATGAGTTAAATGAGTTTTTATATTATGACACTTATAGTAATGATTCATTTCTAAAAGTAGAAGATTTAATTAAAGAAGGAAAAAGACAACTAAGTTTAAAATGTATTCCAACACGAGAATGGACTATAGATGTTGTAAATTTCTTAAATAGAATAATAGATATTAACTTTAGACAACATTGGAAAGGCGATTTAGCTTTAGGAGATATCATAGTGTTACATAGTAAAGAATCTAATACAGAAGAATTGGTCTACTTTACTTCTTTCACACAGAATTTTAAAAATGGAATATTAGATACTTTAGAATTAACTTTAAGTAATAAAAAAATGAAAGAAGATGATAAGAGGGTCATAGCTGACTACTTAACTAAAGCCGAACATGCTATGAGGACAATATCTTCTAAAAGATATTTATTTATGCAACAAAAAATGAAAAGAATTAATTTACCTGAAAAATATATTAAAAAGAAGGAGTTGATGAAGTCTTGATATTAGATAACTCACCTGCTGATTCATGGATAAGAATAACTGGAGTAATTGTTACTTATAACAACACTCTTTATCAAGTAGTAGATAAAGAAACAAATAAAAAATATATATACTGGGATGCTGATAATCCAGGGACACTCAAAGAGTCCAATATTAGACTACCAGAAGGAAATAGTCAATTTTTAGTAGTGGTAAATGATAATGGTAAGCACACTGAAGTTCCAGTTAATTCATCAATTTTCAATATATCATTCGATGGCAATTCAAGAAAAAATACTGAGGAGCAGATTTGGGGATTATATGAAACTGATGAAGAACATAATGAAAGATTTGTAGTTGTTGAAAAAGACATAGATGGAATACATCAAACAGTTTTAGAAGTACAAGAAGATGCATCTCATATGAAAGAAAATATGTCTCTTATAGACCAAAGAGCTGAAAATGTAAATATATTAGTAAAAGAAGTTACTAAAAATTTTGGTGGTTCACAAGAAAATATTAAATTAAGAGAAAGTATAAATAATGCAATAATAAAGCTAAATACTGATTTAGGTACATTTAGTTCAAATATGTCAAACTATTTTAATGATAATGAGGTAACAACAGAAGAAAAAGAAAAGATAGATATTGAACTTAAGTTACTAGATACAGATAAAGCTAATTTATATATAGAATTACAAAAGCTTATTGATAAAAGCTCAGGGGTAGATACAGTTTTGATAAACACTTCAAAATCAGCTTTAGATTCAGCAAGTACTAATTTAAATTCTATAATCAATTCAGTTATTTCAGATAATATAATCACACCCAATGATAGGATTTTAGCTATAAATGCAACCGCTCAATATAATTTAAAAATAAATGAACTTAAAAATACAGTAGACAAAATTTATATAACAGGTATGGGAGGAAGTATCTCAGAAGAATTTGCACAAATAAACACTACTGCAAAGGAAATCAAGCTAGAGGTAGCTAGAGTAGATGGTGCAACTAAAACAAATGCTGCTGAAATTAAATTAACTAAAGATGATATAACAATGATGGTCACTAGAAATGGTAGTGGCTCAATCATAGGAATTAAACCCGACAAAATTGAATTTGGATTCAATGATATATCAAATTATGTAGAGATAAGTAGAAGTGGTTTAACTGTTAACCAAGGAGCTATAGCATGTGACATATTAACAACTCCATCTGGTCATGAACCAATAATAAGACTATTTGGGAGTAGTCGGTCTGGCTTTGCAATAGATGCGAGACAGTCTGATGGTTCTAGTCAAGCATCTGCTATAAGACTTAAATATGATAGTAATAATTATTTTTGGGTAGGATATGATACTGCTGAGATTTATGTTGATGGAGAAGAACACTTTATTGTTGAAAGAGATGACACTTTTGTAAGATGTGGAGGAGCTACTTTTACATTTACAAATGGAGATAGTTTGGGTGTAGGATATTCATTTTATCCAGAGCGTTCCTCAACTGATTTAGGTTGTGAGCGTTATAAATGGAGACATTTATATGCTCGTTCTACTCTGAGTGAATCTGATAAAAAGTTTAAAGAGAATATAGTTTATATAAAAGACATTAAGAAAAGGTCTCGTTCAAGTGTAATTCCAACTCCATTCTTGGATTTTATAAGAGATGAATTTAAACCTGCAACGTTTGATTATATAGCTGAAAGAGATAGAACCCTCGCAGATAGTCAAATAGGTTTTATTGCAAATGATTTTAAAGATAGCTATGTTGGAAAAACATTTCTATATGATTTTGGAGAAGAAAATGGATTAATGTTTAGTCCATCTGGCTATACAACAGTTGTAGCCACTGCACTTCAAGAAGAGATACAAAAAAGAGAAGAATTAGAAATGATAGTTAGTGGATTATATGAGAAAGTTAATAAATTAGGAGGAGAATAAAATGGAAGTAAATATACAAAATGCATATACAATAGCGGTAGAAGAAATAAAGAATTTGCATAGTGAGCTTATATTACATAAAGCTTTAAACATGCAATATCAAGAAGAAATAAATAATATAAAAAAAGAGTTAGAAGAGTTAAAGCAAGATAAAAATAAAGAACAATAGGATGTGATACTTTGAAAAATTACGAAATAAAGAATCATACCATAGAAGTGGATTTTAGTAATTACAGAATAAATAAAAGATTACTAGACTATTTTATTTACAATGAAAATGATGTTAAAACAGCTTATATCGAAGCAATACTAAAAAATAAAGATGAAATAATAGATTTATCTAATTATGATAGAGTTTTAGTTAGCATTACAAAAAGTGATGGATTTAAAGTCAATGGCGAATGTGAAGTTGTAGATGCAGTTAATGGTGTTGTAGAAGTAGAGCTTAGTAGACAGGCATTATCTAGTGTTGGTATAAATACATTTCAATTGTCTCTTGTAAAAGGTGGCACATTAATTAATACAACAAATCTTTATTATAGAGTTGAAGAAGGTATGATAAATGATGATGACATTACTTCGACTGATGAGTATGGAGTCTTATTAGTCTTAATATCTCAAGCTGAGGAAATCATAAAAAATAATAAAGAGTTGACTAAAAGAGTTGAACAACTTGAAATAACTATTCTAGGGAATGAAGAAGTTAGGGATAAAGCAGAACAGATTAGAATTTATAATGAAGATTTAAGAAATATACAAGAAGACGATAGAGAATTTAATGAATTAACACGTCAAAATCAAGAGGAAAATCGTGAAGAATCCATTCAAAATATGCAAATCCAAGTTGATGATAAACTTACAGATTGCCAACTCCAATTAGATGAAATGATAGATGCAAAGTCTGAAGAAATAGATAATATAGTTGATGATAAAATGCTTGATGTCCAAGCTCAGACGGATAAGAAGTTCCAAGATTTAGATACTAGAGCTAATAATACTTTTGATTTGTATGATAAGACATTTGAAGATAAACTTACAGATAATCAAGAGCAAATAGATTATAAGCTTGACGAAGTAAATCAGTCCATATCTGATGTAGAAAATTGTATTGATACAAGTACTTTAAAATTAGATACTAAAATAAAAGAAGTAGATGACAAAATAGTAGAAGTAAATACTGCTAAGATAGATATGACAACTACTGTAAGCAATAAAATAACTGAGTTTGAGAATAGATTTGAGGAATTAGAGAGTCTTGATGCTAGAGGAGAGTTGATACAAGCTAGAGAGACAATCGATGGCAATGTAAAAAACACTCTAAAAGAAAGATTAACATACGATTTTGAAAAAGTTAATAAAAAAATAGCAGAGATGACTTCTGCTGCAACCAATGTGGCATTTAGTAAGTCTTATGTTGAATCTGATTGGATATCTGATGGAGAATACTTTAAACTTACAGTTAATCATAACCTTGTTACAGAGAATATATTTGTAGCTATACTAGATGAAGCAACTAAGAAAAGTATGACTAATTCTTATACTGTAGTGGATTCTAATACAATAGAAATTTTCAATGAAAGTAATTTAGATGTGAAAATAACTGTTGTAAATGGTAATACAAATAAAGAAGTTATACAAGCTACCATAAATGATAATATAACAACACTAGATAGTACATATTCTAGTGTTAAAATTGATGCAAAATTTGATGATAACATAGTAAAAATAAATGAAAATAAAACAAATATAGCCTCTAATTTAGAAAAAATAAATTTGATACAAAATAAGACAGGTTCAAGTGAGTTAACTACAGTGTCTAAAAATATATCAGATGCAGTGAATGAATTAGACGCTAGTGTAAAAGCTCTTGAAACTGGTGGAAATGTAAAAGAGCAAATAGACTCTTTAAAATCTAAGTATGATACTTTATCTAATAAAGTTTTAGATATATTAATTTACCTAGAATTAGAATCTGGAGCAGTAGATGAAGTAGGTCAGTGGTATGATAATTTAACAGATTCAAAAAATATTTTATCAATCGACGGATTGAGGTTAGATACAGAAAGAAAAAGAATATTTGGTAGTGATGGGAATGTTATTTTTAATAAAATAGACATTCCTTTTTCTTGTTATAAAGTCAAATACATACATGAGTTAGATGACAATTTTATAGAAACTATTTCAAACACTAGCACAGAAGTTGGAACAAAAACTATAGAACTTGAAAAATATTCTTATGAAATAAAATAAGAAAGGAATGATTTAATGAAAGAAAATAAAACTCTACAGCGTGGAAGATATTTAGATACAGATATATATTTTAATGAATTCGACAAGGATTTTGATAATTATGATTTTGAACAAATAAAATGTCAGCATCTAAGTACATTCGTTCTGAAAAATGGTTCAATGTGGGCAACTGGTTATAATGGATATGGGCAGTTAGGATTAGGTGATACTAATGATAGAAATGTATTTACTAAAGTTAATATAGACAATGTAAAAAAATTTTTCTATTCATTTATTTATCATGGATTTATACAAAAAAATGATAATACTATATGGACATGTGGTAAAAACGATTATGGGCAATTAGGTTTAGGGGATAATATTAATAGAGATACATTTACTAAAATTGACATTGATAATGTAAAAAATATTGCATGCGGTGGTGACCATACATTTATACTTAAAAATGATGGAAACTTATATTCTTGTGGTAAAAATTCTTATGGACAATTAGGATTGAATGATAATGTTAATAGAAATGTATTTACAAAAGTGGATATTGATAATGTTAAAAGTATATATTGTGGTCTTGAATATACATTTATAATAAAAAATGATGGAAGTATCTGGTCGTGTGGTTTAAATAATTATGGGCAATTAGGTTTAGGAGATACTACTAGTAGAAATGTATTTACAAAAGTTAATATTGATAATGTAAAAGATGTAATATGTGGGACTTCTCATGTATCTATAATTAAGAATGATGGAAGTGTATGGTCATGTGGTTATAATAATTATGGGCAATTAGGATTGGGTGATACTACTAGTAGAAATGTATTTACAAAAGTTAATATAGATAATGTAAAAGAAGTTGTATGTGGTTATTACTATACTTTTATACAACAAAAAGATAAAACTATTTGGGCAACTGGTTATAATAGATATGGACAATTAGGATTAGGAGATACTGCAAATAGAAATGTATTTACCAAGGTTGATATAGATAATGTTAAAGAAATTATATGTGGTTATAACTATGCATTTATTAGAAAAGATGATAATAAATTATTATTATTTACAGGTACTAATGAAGTTGGACAAATAGGATGTCAACATTTTATAAATAATATAACTAACTTTACTACTTTTACAGAGTATAAAAATAATGATTATGTAGGATTTAGTAAAAGTGTAAATATAAATGGAGATACATATTTATTAAAAAATAATGGTGAATATTTATTAATAAATAAAAATGATAAAGTACTATGTAGTTTAAATTCTACATATATTTTTAAAAATGATGGAACATTATATTCATGTGGTAATAATGGTAATGGTCAATTAGGCTTAGGAGATAATACTGATAGAAGCATATTTACTAAAGTCAATATAGACAATATAAAAGACGTAATATCTGGAAATAGCCATGTATTTATAACAGAAAATGATGGAAGTGTGTGGGGTACAGGTGAAAATAATAATGGACAATTAGGCTTAGGTGATAATGCGAATAGAAACACCTTTACTAGGCTTGACATTAATAATGTGAAAAAGATTGTATGTAACGATTGTATATATATAATCAAAAATGATGGTACACTTTTGGTAGCTGGTTATAATTATTATGGGGCTTTAGGCTTAGGTGATAATAATAACAGAAATGTGTTTACAAAAGTCGATATAGATAATGTAAAAGATATTGTATGTGGTGTACATCATACATTTATAATAAAAAATGATGGAAGCATATGGTCATGTGGTTATAATAGTAAGGGTCAATTAGGATTAGGTGATACTATTAATAGGAATGTCTTTACTAAAGTTAATATTGATAATGTGAAAGAGATTATATGTGGAAATGATCACACATTCATAATTAAGAATGATAATACAATCTGGGGATGTGGTTCTAATTCCAGTGGTCAGTTAGGTTTAGGTGATAGTACTAATAAGACTACATTTGCAAAATTTAATATTAGTAATGCAAAGAAGATTATATGTGGTAGTACTTATACTTTTGTAATTAAGAATGATGGAAGTGTATGGTCATGTGGTTATAATGGATATGGGGCTTTAGGCTTAGGTGATAATAATAACAGAAATGTGTTTACAAAAGTCAATATAGATAATGTTAAGGATGTCATATGTGGTGGATCTTTTACATTCCTATTGAAAAATGACGGAAGTATTTGGTCTTGTGGTCTTAATAACAGCGGACAATTAGGTTTAGGTGATACTAATGATAGAAATGTATTTGCTAAGATCAATATAGAACTAAAAAATAACCTACCAGAATATGCAAACAATTATAAAATAAAAGCAGGAAGAGGCTCTTATATATTAAAAAATAACAATGCATTATGGTCATGTGGTCTTAATACACATGGAGCTTTAGGCTTGGGAGATACTACAAATAGATATGTGTTTACAAAAGTTAATATTGATAATGTAAAAAATATCGCATGTGGTACACATTACACATTTATAATCAAAAATGATAATACAGTATGGTCAACTGGTTATAATGGATATGGGCAGTTAGGATTAGGTGATACTAATGATAGAAATGTATTTACTAAAGTTAATATAGACAATGTTAAAGATGTTGAATGTGGATATAATTGCACATTCATAATAAAATATGATAATACTATTTGGGTGTGTGGTTCTAATAACAGCGGACAATTAGGTTTAGGTGATACTAATGATAGAAATGTATTTACTAAGGTTAATATTGATAATGTAAAAGATGTAATATGTGGTGGTAATCATACATTTATAATTAAGAATGATAATACAGTATGGTCAACTGGTTATAACAACTATGGTCAATTAGGCTTGGAGGAAAATGGAGAAAAAAGAGTATTTACTAAGGTTAATATTGATAATGTAAAAGATGTAATATGTGGTGGTAGTCATACATTTATAATTAAGAATGATAATACAGTATGGTCAACTGGTTATAATAGATACGGGCAATTAGGTTTAGGTGATAATGTTAACAAAAATGTATTTACAAAAGTTGATATTGATAATGTTAAAAATATATTTTGTGGAAATAATCATGTATTTATAATCAAAAGTGATAATACAGTATGGTCATGTGGTTATAATATTGAGGGTCAATTAGGATTAGGTGATACTAGTGATAGGAATGTGTTTACAAAAGTTGATATTGATAATGTAAAAGATGTAATATGTGGGACTTCTCATGTATCTATAATTAAGAATGATGGAAGTGTATGGTCATGTGGTTATAATGGTTATGGAGAGTTAGGTTTAGGTGATAATGCTAATAGAAATGTGTTTACTAAAATAGAAGGACATTACCTTTATAGATTTGACACTTTGAATAATTATATATTAAACAATAATTTTAATCTGATAAATAACAAATATATAATACCATCACGAAGTGATATAAATTATAGAAGCATTCTAGGCTCTGTATATAAAGAAAAATATGATATAGATAATGACAGAATAGAATTACAAGATAACATAAAAGAATTTTGGATGTCAAAGACTCATTCATTAATTGTAAATACTTCTGGAGAATTATTTGGATGTGGTGATAATACATATGGACAGTTATTAAACTCAAGAACAATAACTTCATTGACAAGCTTTACTAAATTAGATTTTGCAGATATAAGACAAGCTTCGTGTGGTGTTGGATTCTCATATTTTCTAAAGAATGATGGCACTCTATATTCAGCAGGATTAAATTCCGATTACCATCTGGGGCTAGGTCATAATAATGAGGTAAGTGGATTGCAAAGAGTAAATATATCTAATGTAAAGAAAGTAATGTGTGATGATAAATTTACATTAGTATTATTAAATGATAATTCTGTATGGGGGCAAGGATTAAATAGATTTGGTAATTTTGGATTAGGAGAAGCTTCTGCAAATACTATAATAAAAACATTTACTAAATTAGATGTAGATGTAGAAGATATAGAGATAGGTGGAGATTATATATCTTTTAGAAAATTGGATAAATCGCTTTGGATATGTGGGAAGATAAGAGATTGCTATAACATGACTTCTAACAATCCATATATATTTAATAAGGTTCAAATCCCACAAGAATTTAACAATGATTTGATTTGGTTAGATGCTGGAAGGGATGAAACTTTGTTTATGACTTACCAAGCACCTACAGCAAAACCATCTATAGAATTAGCTGAAAAAACTATATCTGGTATAAAATTAAAAGTTAATGATTCAAATAATGAAATTGATAAGATTGAGATGTATTTAAACAATGAGTTAATACATTCAAAGAATGAATTTATCAATAATTTTGTGCTGTTCACTATTCCATTAGAAAAACTAAATCTTGGTATAAATAATATATACTTTAAAGCTAATACTTTGTTTGGAGATGATATGTATTTAGGGGCAACAATTAATAAAGAGAATAATTCTATAAATATTTCAGAAGGAGCTAATCTATTTATTAAGAATAAAAAGTATAACATAAATTCTTTAACAAATAGTGCAGATGGTAAGCTTGTAATAACATTAGATAGAGCATTAGAAGATAATGTAAACGTAGGAGATATAATTTATCAACTTATAAATCAACTAAAAGTTCAAGTTAAAACAAATAACACAGGTATGCATAAAGATATGAATTTATTAGAAATGAAAAAAGTTGATACAGGATATCAAGAAATTTATGAGTTAGAAGAAAAAGGAATGACACAAGTAGAACCTAAAATTATAGTTGAAAAAGGTGATAATTGGACAGCGATAAAAAGACCATCTATGATATTCAGTATAGATGAGGAAACACTTTAAGAGGTGATTAAATGCTAAATATAAATGAAGAAAAAATTGAAAAACTCAAACAAAAACAAAAAATAAATAATTTAAATACAAGTCAAGAAACGCAAGATAATGACATAACAGATTTAATGTTAGCAACTGCTGAAATATGCGAAATGGTATTAAGTAGCCAACAAACATCTACTATGTCATTAAAAAATATAAAATTAAATGAAGGAGGAAGTAGTATGGCAGCAATTTATGTAGGATTAATAGAAAGAGGTTTAAAAACAATTGACCAAGTACCTATTAAATATAGGGAAGAGGTTAGAAAAATGTGTGAAACACTAGAGATTCCATTATCATAGAACTTTAAGAGTTCTTTTTTTTATGTTCAAAATAGAGAGTTACTCTTGTAGCTCTCTAAATAAAAAAGAAGGTGATTAGTTGTTAAATGAAGATGTAGTAAAAAATATTAATAAATTAAATAATGAAAGGGATAATATTAATTTAGAACTTAGTAAAAAAGCTAACAAAGAACATAAACATAATGTTAGTGATATAGAAGGATTAACAATCGTCGCTAATGCGGAAGATATAAATTACACAAATATAAAAAACGAAGAAATTTCAAACTCAAAACAAGCTTTAGATGTATTATTTACAGACACAGAAACTAGTAAAAAAAGTATTTTAGATATAGAAAATTTAGTTGAAGCTGAAAATATAAAATATACCACTGATACAGGAGAGTGTACTATAGAAAACAGTAAGAAAGGTTATATAACTAATCTCAATATACAAGGGAAGACACTAGTTAATTTGTGGGGTAATAATATCTCAGATTTTTCTTTATGGAAAACAACCTTTTCAGATAATAAAATAAATGCAACAACAGAAAATGGAATAATGTATTATAATTTTTTCACAACCAATTATTCCATGTATAAACCGAATACATTATATACAGTAATAGTAAATATTTATAAGAATACCTTGCCAGAAACAAGTGGTATATATGTACATAGTATTGGAGAAGAAAAATCTATATTCGGAAATCCTACAACAGATTGTACAATAAATGGAGGAAAAATAGGAAGGTTCAAATATAGCTTTACAACACTAAATGACCTATCAAGTTGTAATATTGTATTAAGGAGCATTATAAACAATGATACATCTATAGCAGGACATGAAGTAAGCTTAAATATGACTATACTAGAAGGTGATTACACTAACACTAATATAGAATATTTTAAAGGATTACAAAGTGTTGGTCAAAATAAGAATATAGAACTTTTAACATTCGAGAATGACGAGGTTAATTTATTTAATAAAAATGGAAATTTTAAAGATAATTATATTTTACAATATTCAAATGGCGAGGAACTTGTCTCTGAAACTAACAATCATAAATACACACTTGACTATATAGATGTAGAATCAAATATAGAATATACTTTTTATAGTTGTAGTAGAAATATATGCTGGTATGATGAAAATAAAACTTTTATACCTACACCATTAAATGAAAGAATAATAGGAGATAAAGATATTTTTTATGTTGCTAGAAGTCCTAAAAATGCAAAATATCTAAGAGTTACTATAATAAAAGATTTACATAATGATGGTAATAAAACAATTATAACTAAAAGAAATAAACATGATAAAAAGACAATTCCATATACATTAAGAAGTTTACCAAATGGCATCAAAGATGAAATAGTTTATAAAAATAATAAATATTACTTAATAAAAAGATGTGAGGAGTATACTTACACTGATATTGGAAATCTTAATTTATCACATATCTATAATAATACTTTGCAATTTATGGGGACATTAGTTCCTCAAGCTATTATAGATAGTTTAGATGTTCCATATGCTTTATGTAATAGATTAAATGGAAAAAGTAGAAATGATTTTAATAGTAATGATGAAGAAGGATGTTCAACTACTGGTAGTGGAGATATAGCATTTAAAATATTAAAAAGTAAACTCAGTACACAAGATAACAATGGATTTAATAAGTGGATAAAAAGCAATCCAATAACTATTATCTATCAACTTGCAGAACCAAAAGAGATTGAATTAACACTATTAAATTTAGAACAATATGATAATCAAACTAGATTTATTTGTAACTCAATGATTATTCCAAGTATAAGTTTTGAAAGCACACAGAATTTAGGTAGCCACATAGAAGTTATTAGGGAAACGTTAAAAGAGGTTTTTCAGTCTGGAGTTAATGCTAAAAATAATGTAGTAACAACATTAGCTTCAAAAGGTGCAGATGTTACTACAAGTGACACATGGGAAGATATAAAGAATAAAATTGATAAAAAAGAAGGTCGATTGGATTTAAGAGAAACAACACTTTCAAATAGCTATGCGTATTTAGTTACAAATGGAGCTATAAAATATATCGAAAGATGTAGTGGAAATTTCAAAACCTTTGACTATGAAGAACCTTATTTTTATGTAATTAAGGAAACTCATTTAATTAAAATTAATGCTATGGATGAAACAGTAGTCTTTGATATTACTCTAGCTAATGCTAACTTCTCATGTATTTGTATTACTCAAGAATTTTTATTTATATCTGATAATAATAAATTATATAAAATAAACAAAGTAACTGGAAGCGAGATACAATCTATAGAAGGTGCTTATTATAAATTGTGTGCATATGGAGATTATATTTATGGAGTATACGGAAATGAAACTTCTTCAATACTCCATAAAATAAGAATATCTGATATGCATATAATGCTAACTAAGAATTTATCATCAAACGAAATTTACAATTTTAATAGAGGCAAGTTTGTTTGCAATAAAAATGGTATTTATGCAACAACAGAACATTCAAACACAAGTAGTATTACAGATTGTCATTTATCTAAAATAAATTTTGATTTTACTATATCTAAAGATTTTAGGATAGGAGGATATTTGCATATGAAAAACATTAAGTTTTTAAATGATTTTGTTATTGTATCTGATGCAGAAAGAGGCATAGAAATTGATAGTAGCAAAAAAGGTGCTTTAGTAAAATACGATGCAAATTTAAATTTAATCGTATATTCGGATGATAGCAAATATGAAAATTTTGATATATATAATGGATATATATATGCTTTATATTCACTTTCTAGTAGTCCTTTTGTAAAAATAAATTTAAGTACTCTTAAGCACGTTGATAGTTACCGAAAGCTTACTGAAACATACCCAAATGCTGGTATGTTTATAATAAATGATATAGTTTTCTTTATTAATGGTGGAATTTTTAGAAATGTATTATCAAAAAAGGTTTATTCATATGAGAAAGGAGAATCATTATGATTTATTTAGGAAATTTACTAGAGACAGAGGAACAAAATATAAAATACATTGGGATGATACACTATGAACCAAGTTTGTTATCAGAGGAAGACTTAAAAAATGGTATTTTGGTTGATGAATTACCAATTGAAAAATTTGTAGAGAACAAAGAGACAAAGCTATTTATAAATATAGATACTAAAGAAGTTTTCTATAGATATACAGATATTAAAAGTAGTATAGAAGATAAAGTAAATTCTACAGAACAAACAATAGCAGATTTAACATTTCAATTAATGAATAATGGGGTGATATAATATGAACTGGTATAAGATAATAACAGACTTCTACAGAAATGAGAACTGGACTAAAGAGCAAGTTAAAATGGCAGTTGCAAAGAATAAGATAACATCAATAGAATATAAAGAAATAACTGGGGAGGACTACATAGCATAGTCTTTTTTTATTTCAACTTAATAAAAATTCATGAAAAGGAATACTAAAAAACATATTAAAATCACAATTTTAATGTGAAATTGAATAAAGGAGAGCCTTGTTTTATAGGCTCTTTTTATATTTTTTAAAAAGGAGTGATAGTTTTGAATATAAAAACATTAACAATTCATGCAGGGCATAATCCAGATGGTAAGGTTGGTTCTGGAGCAGTAAAGTATATAAAAGAATCTACAGAGGCAAGAAATGTACTAAAATATCTAACCCCTTTAGCTCAAAAAGAGTGTAAAGTATATGATTGTACTTGTAATGATGGAACTTCTCAGAGTGATATATTGAATAAAATTATAGCTAAGTGTAATTCATATAACTCAGATTTAAATGTAAGTGTTCATTTTAATTCAGGTGGAGGTAGAGGTGTAGAAGTTCTAGTATATAATTTAAATGACAAAGAAACCGTTGAAATAGCTTCAAGAATTTGTGAGAAGATAACAAAAACTTACCATGCCAAAGGGGATAAAGCTTTTAAAAACAGAGGTGTCAAAGAAAAGAAAACTCTAGCATTTTTAAGAAGAACAAAAGCAAAATCACTTTTAGTTGAATGTTGCTTTGTAGACACAGATGATACTAAAAATTATAATGCTAAAGATATGGCTATAGATATTGCCGAAGGAATATTTAATAAATCTATAAATCAAACACAGGAAGAAAAAATGAAATATACAATAGTTTATGAAGGAGAAGTTGATAAAGCTATAGCTAATGTAATGGCCATAAATTATAAATCTGATGAAGTCTATGTATGTGAGTTAAAAAATTATGTAGCTGGACATTGTCAAAATCTTTATGTAATAGGCTCAGCCAGTGACAAAATTAAGACCAGTGAAAGATTCACTAAGTTACAAGGTGACGACAGATGGGCTACACTTCATAAAGTATTAGATTTTATAGGGAAGTAGGAGGTATTAAAATTGAATATATTAGATAAACCGACTGCAACATTAGAACAGGTCTTTGCATATTTAGATACATTAAATAATAACTCTAATCCACCACACTATTTATGTAAGGCTATAGTACCAATAATATACAAAGAAGCAGAGAAAAAAGGTGTAAATCCAGTTATTGCAATTGCCCAAGCATTTGTAGAAACTGGATATTTTAATTTTGGTAGAGTTTTAAATCCTTCATATTGCAATGTATGTGGGCTTAAAGGGAATAAAGGTGGTGGAGATTTAGACCCATCAGCTCATACAAGGTTTAGTTGTTGGGAAGATGGAGTGTCAGCATTTATAGACCATCTAGCTTTATATGCTGGCGCTGAAGGTTATCCAAAATATAGTGAATTAGTTGGTAAAGTTGAATATAAAGTAAATGGAACTACATTAGACCCTAGACATTTTCCATATTTACATGGAGAAGCTAAAACAGTAGAAAGTTTATCAGGCAAATGGTGTCCAGATATGAATTATGGCCAAAACATAATAAATATATGTAATAAGATAAGTTCAATGAAGGTAGAAAACAATGATGTAAAATTAGAGCAAATAAAAACTAAAGTAAAAGAATTAAATGAGATTCTTGGATAGGAGGAAATCACATGGATATAATGCAATTTATACCTGAAAATTTAATAATGTTAATAGGTGGGCTTTACATATTAGGAACATTTATAAAAGAATCTAATATTAAAAATAAATACATACCTTTTATATTATTAGTTATAGCAATGATAAGCAGTTGTTTGTTTATGAAAGAGCTGTCAATAGAAGCTGTTTTTGAAGGTATTTTATGTTGGGGAGCATCTATAGGAATAAATCAAATACAAGTACAGAACAGAAAGGAAAAGTAGATGTTATCTAAAGAAATGGTTGAATTATTAAGTCAGTATGGGTATACAGCCATACTTTTAATGGTATTGATGTTATGGCTTGGAAAATATTTAGAGAAAAATAGACAACTAGAACAAGATGATAGAAAAAAGGAAAGAGCTTATTTTTCAAGAGAAATTAAAGAGCAGAGAACTTTATTTGGTAATACAATAGATAAGTTTGATGATAAATTAGATAAATTTGCTGAAGCATTAAATACTAATAACAGTAGACTTGAAAGAGTTGAAACAGACATAACAAAAATTAAAGATAAATTAGAGACTAGAGATTAATTTCTCTAGTCTTTTTTATAAGGAAGTGAAATATTTGGCAAAACAACGCAGTAAAAGAATAAGCATAAATGGAGAACCAAATCCAGAAAATATTAAATTATGGAAGCAATACAAAAGAGCAAAACAAATAGCTGGGAAAAGTGAAAAAACAATATATAATTATGAATGTGATATAATGCAATTTTTTAAGTTTTTAAATATAGAATGTTTTGATGCATTACTAACTGATATAAATGAAGAAGAAATAGAAGCTTATATAGGTTATTGTATGGAACAGGGAAATAATGAAAAAAGAATTAGACGTAGAATAAGTTCAATTTCATCATTGCTATCATTTTTAAAGAAGAAGAGGAAAATTACTGACAACTGGTGTGAAATGATAGAAAGACCAGGAACAGGCGAAGAAGTTCAGAAAAGAACTTTTTTAACTGAAGAACAGTTAAGCAAATTAAAAGAAAAGCTTTCAGAGCAAGACAATTTACAGTTAGAAGTTTATATAAATTTAGGATTGGCTACAATGGCTAGAAGTAATGAGATAAGTCAATTTAGATGGGACAATATAGATTTAGATAATAGATGGATTCATGGTATTACAGCCAAAGGTGGAGTTTCAAGAGATTTTAGATTTTCAGAAGAAGTACAGCATCTATTAATAGAATGGAAGGATTATCTATCTCAAAATAATATAGATTATCCGTATATATTCTTTACAAGATATGGAGGAAAATACAATCAAGTCAATTCAAATGTCTTAAGTTCATGGGTTAAAAAAGCTTTCAGGTTAATTGGTATAGAAGGTGGATATAATCATGACCTTAGACATAGTATGTCTAATCTTTTAAAAGACAGAGGAGTTCCAATAACTACAGTTTCAAAATTGCTTGGCCACAGTGGGGTTGATGTAACTATAAATCACTACACAATAGAAAATAAAAATAAATTAGCTGAGGAATATGATAAGTTTATGTAAATTGAAAGGAAGTGGTATCATGGCATGTAAAGGTCGTAAAAAAGGTAAGAAAAAGAGATAGATAAATAATAAAGCCCTCTAGGGATTGCTCTTAATTGAGTTTTCTTTAGAGGGCTTTATTTTTTTTGTCTACAATAGCTTCTTATTAAATATATACATACTTATATAACATATATTTAATAATATTATATGTTATATAAGTATATTTTTAACATGTATAACATATCATTAAGATAAATAAACTAATATAATCTAATAAGGAATGATAAAAATGTTAGAAGATGAAATATATAATGTAATTGGTAAAAGAATAAGAAATTATAGAAGAAAAGCAGGGTATAATCAAAATACATTAGCAAAGAAGGCTGGTTTGTTTCCTGCTTATATTGGTCAAATTGAAAGAGGTGAAAGTAAAGCATCACTTCGTTCAATTTTTAAAATTGCAAATGCATTAGAGATACCTTTGGAAGTTTTATTTGAAAATATTATACAGAATGAAAATGATGTTGAAACTCTTTCGTCTGAAGCCTATGAGTTAATTGATAGTTTAACAGTAAAAGAACAAAAAGCGATAATTAGATTGATAAAAGAAATAATTGAGTATCGAAAATTTGAAGAATAAAAATTTAATAAAGAAGATGTCTTAAGATTGAGACATCTTCTTTTATTATATGTTAATATATACTTATAACATATATTTTATTATTTTAATGTCTATATATATTGATATTTTAATTGTAGAAAGGAATGTACATATCCATGCAAAAAATACCACAAGCTGAATTAAAAGTTATGAAATTCATATGGAATAAGAATGATATAGTAACATCAAAAGAAGTTATGGAAGCTATGGAATTAGAATATAACTGGAAGGCGACAACTACACTAACTCTTCTTTCAAGACTCACTATTAAACGTTTTTTAGATTCTGAGAGGATAAAAAGAATTACACATTATACAATACTTATTACAAAAGAAGAATATAAAATATTTGAAACAAAGATATTTTTAGAAGAAGTACATTCTAATTCTATAGAAAGCTTAATTAGTTCTTTAGAGGATTGTTATAAGAATGAATAAAGAAGTGAACTTTTATTATATACAAGAAGTTTTCGTAACGATATAATTAATACAATTTATTCTTATATATATAATAAAATATACATAGAAAGTTGACAACTAAAATAATATACACTACCATTCATAGTATAAAAGGATAGGAGGGTTTTACAATATGAAATTCAAAAGAAAAGTATTAACGCTAGGGATAATAGCCTCTATTATTATGTCTAATACATTATTAGTTTCAGCTCGAGAACTAGAATTTAGACGTCCAGCTCATAGAATACAAGGAGCAAATAAGTATGAAACAGCAGGTTTGATAGCAGACAGAAGAAAATACACCCAAGCAATAATTATAAACACAGATAAAAGTATTGCAGATGGGTTGAGTGCTAGTGGTTTAGCTGGGGCTTCTAATTCGCCAATATTACTTACTAAACAAAATTCTATACCAAATTCTACTCTTAAAAGATTAGATAAATTTAAAAAAATTTATCTAATAGGTGGAGTTAATTCTATAAGTAAGAACGTAGAAAACATACTAAAAAACAAAAAAATAAAGGTTATTAGGATAGAAGGAAAAGACAGAATAGACACAAGTTATAATGTTGCAAAAGAGATAAGTAATCTAAAAAAGGTTGACGAAGTATATCTTACAAATGCTTACCAAGGAGAAGCTGATTCTATAAGTATATCTCCAGTTGCTGCTAAATATAAAAATCCAGTTATATTAACAAATGGAAAGAATATACCATTTAAAACAGATGGGGTAAAAACATATGCTATTGGAGGAACAGCATCAATAAACGACTCTTTAGTGAACAGTACGAAAGCAACTAGAATTGGTGGTGTTGACAGACTTGACACTAATGAAAAAATAATTAAGCATTTTTATAAAGATGAATTAAAACATCCAAATCAAATATGTATTGTAAGTTCTGATAATTTAATAGATGCACTATTATCTTCTACAATACACAAAGAATATCCTGTATTTTTAGTAAATGAAACTAATGACAAATCATTAGTTACTAGTGCTAATTTCCCAATAATAATAGGTGATATAAAAAATGAAATTTTAGACCAATGCCTAACTCCAGATTATATGCTAATTGGTAATACTAAAAGAAGTGACATTTCAAAAGCTTTAGATGCTATATATAAAGCAAAAGGTTCAAAATCACATGAATATTGTTATACATATAATTATGGTAACTCAAGATATAAAAAAGCTGAAAATATAGATTTTCCGCATTATGAATTTCAAATAATCAGTGTTAAAAATGTTAAGCAAGATGAATCTAGCACTGATAGTTCTAATACTTATACTGATAAGGAAGATAGCATTAAAACAGTAGGCACTCTAATTGTAAATTCTGAAACATTAGAAGTATATGAGTATAGTTTTGATACACAAAAGTTGACTAAAATATAATCAATTATAAAATAAGACTCTTTAGTTAATATCGAAAAGAGTCTTATTTTTGTATGTTAGAGTTGATTAAAGGAATTATATTAAAAACTAGAATTTTAATTACTCTTTAAATAGATTTTTAAGGAATAGTATACAGTATATATTAATCTACTATAGCTACTCTTTTTCATATTATGTAATTAGAAATAAGTTATTTTGTGCATTACGATTTATTATATTTAATGATATAATAAGATTAAGTATGACAATGTTGAAAGGAATGATATTATGAAAGAACATGAATTAGAGATAAATATCTCAATACCAATTTCTCTAGTTATTCTTTATTTAGCTATAGTCTCTATAGTAATGCTAGGTATGTCATCTTTAAATAATTTTACTAATATATCATCTATACCTGTAAATGCTTTAGGTTCAACAGTTGGATTTGTGATGTTCCAACTTTTAGTTAGTTTTTTTAAAAATAGAAAATCTATAGATTAAAATATTATTTACATTAAATTTTGTTTTAATATTTTTAATTTGTGGTATAATAAAAGCAAGGAAACATATTTTACTTAACTTTAGAGTGATGTTTCCAAACTAAATTAGTTTATTTGGATTTTCTTTTGAACTTAATATTAAGTTCCCAGCCACTCTTAGTCGCGTTTGAGTGGCACTTTAATTTATCGTAGATATAACTAGCTATAACACCAGCTATAATACTCATCATTAGATTTTCCATAGTTTTCCACCTCCTTTCATAAGAAAGTGAGAAAATTTCTATGGAAACACCACTCATAGCTTTTTCAAATATTTATTCCTTGCTATGTTTATTATATCATAAATATTGGAAATATAAAATTTCAAATATCAGCTAAAATCCGACGCTCTATATGCCATTCTAAAGCCTTATAAAAACTTCCCTTTATGTTTATACCTTTAATTTTTATTATTAATTAGCCTTAAATAAGTTTTCAGATATTCTATCAGAAGCTTCTTTATCCATTTCTTTAAGTACATGAGAATATACATTAAGAGTAGTATTAATATTTGAATGTCCTACCCTTTCAGATATAACCTTAATTGGTACTTTAGAATTTATAAGTAAAGTAACATGTGAATGTCTTAAGTCATGGAATCTGATATGTGGTAAATCATTATTCTCTAAGAATTTTCTAAATTTCTTACTCATAACATCTTCAGCGATTGGATTCCCTTTTCTATCGAAAAATAATAAGTTATACTCATTCCTAATAATACTTCTTAATAATTTCTTATTCTGTTCTAACTTATAATCTTTTAATAAATTCATAAGCTCTATTGGTGCGAATATTTTTCTAATTGAGCTTTCAGTTTTAGGTTCTTTAAGTATAACAGAACCATCCAATCTACTAGTTATCTTACTTACTGTTATTGTATTTTCTTCAAAATCAATATTATCCCAAGTCAATCCTAAGACTTCTGAAAGTCTCAATCCTAGCCCTGTAGCCAAACTGATCGGTAATTCCATGTCAGTATTTTTAGCTACTTCTAATAATTTTAGCATCTGTTCTTTATCATAAATTTCATTTTTGAATTTTTTAATTCTAGGACTTTCTATGCCATCTATAATATTTTCTTTTATTAACTTAATTCTATAAGCTCTCTTTATTGCAAGTCTTAACACATTTATATGAACTTTTATTGTTTGAGGATTTAAATTACCAGATAAATCATCTATGTAATTTTGTATATGAATATTTCTTAGCTCTTGTAGACGATATCTGCCAATAGAAGGATTAATATGATTTTTACAAATGCCAATGTAACTTTTATATGTAGATGCTGAAATATTGTCCTTATATTTTTCAAGGAAGTCTAATAGGAATCCAGATAAAGTGATTTCATTTGGGACAAGAAAACTATCTTTATATATACTGTCTTTAACTTCTGCTAATCTTTTATTAGCATCCCTTTTCTTATCAAATGCTCCCATATTTTTTTGTTTTCTTTTCCCTGATTCATCATCTTTAAATTCTAAGTACACTACATAATTTTTATTTCTTTTTCTTATAAAAGCGTTCATGACTATCCCTCCTATCAAAATTCATATACTTATTATACCATATAGACGAGGCAAAAAATAGTCATTTTAGCTGACTTTCAACTGACTTTTTTAATTATTTTATTTATATAATTATTGAAATTACTTAATTATAAAGAAATAAGACATAGAATGCATGATTCTATGTCTTATACTAGCAATTTATTATTTTTTATATTTTGCGTTTTAAGTAATCAAATTCCTGAATAGGATTAATCATAAGCATTTATTTTTACAAAGCCTTAAAATTGAATTTAAGAGGTCGTTTTTTATTTTCTAGTGTATTTACATTTTGGATACTGACTACATCCCAAAAATTCACCATACTGACCTTTTCTTTTAATCAAATGTCCAATTTGACATCTAGGGCACTTATCCTCTTCAGTAATATTTTTTAAATTTCTAACATGTTCTCTAGTATTTTGATTAATGGTTTTCATACAATCAAAAATTTTATCTCTGATAATTTTTATTTCCTCTTTATCAATAGTCATGTCTTTGTATTCACTTATTGTACTTAATATTTCACTTTCATTTATAGCTCTAATATCATTTCCACTTATCATTACATTTTTTAGAGTAGCTTTGTCTGAAAAAACAACTATTGAATATATATTGTATTTATCTCCTATTATATTTTCTATTGCTTTAATATGAGCATAATTTTGTCTTACCGGATTATAGAATGTATTTTTAGTTTTTCCTACAATTTGAGTCCATACTTTATCTTTATCATTTCCGTAAATATATCCACTAAAATTTTTACATTCTATAACAAATATTCCATACATAGAAATCACAATACTATCAATTTGTGTAGTCTTATTTGAGCCTGGTACAATAATGTCTTTAATTATTATGTAATCTTTGCCTAATCTGCTAAGTATAAAATCTAATCTAAGTTCTCCAAGTCCACCTTTTACTTGTATCTTAGTATCCTTAATAATATTATTAACTTCTTTTACAGTTTTACTAACCTCTTCTGACATAAAGACCTTTTCAAATATCTCCTTAAACATCCTCACCATCTACCTTTCGACATATATTTTAATTATAACAGCTATATATGCCTTAAGTGATATAATAAATTTATTATTTAAAATAAAATCAACTACCTATTAAAGTAGTTGATTAATTGCTTTATTCAGTATATGTATATTTTGATATTTCACCTGTATAAATATTGACTAAATATGGTGTATATCCACCTGCATTATGCTCTATACCATTCATATCTACATATGTATTAAATGGACGTACATATATATACATACCATCTTCCATATTTTGAGCTTCTATATGATTTGGTAAAAATC